CCGACCTTGCCCGCCTCGCGTCTGATATATAGCCGGTCCTCGTATATGTAGCACTCGATGGCGACGGTCGGATCCTGTGCGAAGCCGAAGTCCAGCCCGAAATATGGCCCGTCCCAATGCCTCTGCGGCTCGAACTCATCCATCTGGAAGCGGCCTGCGAAGACCTGGGCGTCGCTGTTCTGTAGGTACTCGCCGTCCCATATATGCGCATAGGTCGCCGCATCAAGCCGCGACTGCTCGCGCTTTCTGAGTGCCTCCAGGCCATCCGGGAAAAACGGATTGTCCGACCAGTTGATGCCAGCAATCAGCGACGACTGCGGCGGATCCTTGCGGAATCGCTTGTCAACCGGCGATCCGTCTGACTGCGGGTTCCATATCGCCCAGAGTTCAGACCTGCGCTGCCTGAATATAGTGGCCTCAAGCGCCAGCCAGGACGCCTCTGGCACGTCCTCGGCCTCCTCGACGATGGTCAGGTCGATGCCTGCCAGCGACTTGATGCTGGACGAATTATGGCGCAGCCCTCGAAATATGAACTCCGTGCCGTTGCGTCCGCGCAGATAATCCACGCCGACATCATAGTGCGCCGCCAGCCAGGGCGTCCGCTCGATGGCGTCCTTTATCTCGCGATGGAAACTGTCTCTGATGCTGACCTGTAGTTCGCGGGTGCATAGGATCCGCAGCCGCTCGGCGTATCCCCAGATAGCCGCCATCAGCGCAGCCGTCTGACTCTTGCCGGATCCTCGCCCGCCATAGGTCGCACGATACTGCACCGCGCCTCTCTGGGGCGCGTATATCGGCACCAGCTTAGGCGGCAGATCAACCGTCGCTTGGTTCATCTGCTGCCCGGATGACGATCTGCTGAGGCGACATCGAGCCATCACTACTGGTGAAGTCGTGGCGCTCATGCCAGCGCGCCTGCGTCTTCATCCAGAAGATCTGCGCTGCCGTGTCGCCATTCTTCGCCTTGTTGAACAGCGCACCGCCTATGGTCGCGTTCGCCTTGGCCAGCGCCAGATCCAGTTCGTCGCGGTAGTATTTGCGCAGGGTCTTTACGTCGACGCCGAGGACGCGAGCGATTGTCTGCTGATCCGTTCCGACGGTTGTATGAAGCTGGACAGTCTGGCGCGTTGCGTCGGTCGGCTTATGCGGCTTTCGTGACATTCGCCATCTCCTGATATGTCTGGCCGGTTGGCTCGTATATAGCATCCTGGCCAGTGAAGTCCTGCCAGCGCTTGATGATCACGTCGCATGTTTCGACTGGATATGTAGCTGGGTCAGCCATGCAATGACTTTAATTTTGGAGCGTGAAGGTCAGTGCCGCCCTGCCGCTGTGCTTCCGGGAAGGAAGCCATCGCCTGCTTTTCACGCTTTGGATATGGTTTTGACAATGGTTCTATCTGTTTTCGCATGTCTGAGTCTAGCGGCATCAAGTATCTATGCTTTCCCGGAACATTTACGACGGTTGCGTTTGAATCTAATTTACGCGCGCCATCTATATTTTGAACTAACCCTTTTGCGCCAATAGAGCGTGGGTGCGTCAGTTTCCCTCGTATCATATAAAATTTAGCGGGGTTGCCTTGCCCGTTATATATCCAATTCCCCGCCTGATATATGCCGCCGTGATGGCCTTGAGATTGGTCTGCAAAAGAAACGATCAAGCGCAGCTTTGGGTTTGATCGGCGAAGAAACTTCATTGCAAGCGATGCGATCCGCGAAACGGAATTTTCATGTTTAGCCAACGCAATTCGCACTAATTCAACGCATTTGTCTTGCCCGAGATTGTAAGGCCGCCCCAAATTTGGTGTCGCGCCACGCCCAAACAAAACCACCCCGATAAACTTCCCGTCTTCCCAAGCGCCGACCTTGACTAATTTCCCGGCGGGCAAGCATCCGCTGTAATGCCAATTCTCACAAGCATATTTCGCCGCCTCATGCGTGGCCCAGTCGACGCGTAGATCAGCCTTGGCCATGTTCTCGCAAATCCCATTCAGCCGCGCAATGCGGGCAAGTTACCATTTTGGGTTCAAGTTTATCTAGCTTGCCTTGGTCATCCTCTGTGCCGGGGGCGAAGTCAGGTTCATCGAACAAAACCGTCAACTCGCCCAGATCAAAACCTGTTAGGTTCAAATCAAAATTTTGTTCATCCAGATCGCCCAGTTCAATCCGCAGCAATTCATCGTCCCAGCCAGCGTCGAGCGCCAGCCGATTGTCGGCGATGATGTAGGCGCGCCGTTGCGCTTCGGTCAGGTGGTCGGCCTCGATAGTTGGCACGGCTTCCAGCCCCAGCTTCTGCGCCGCCAGGATGCGACCGTGGCCCGCTATGATCCCGTTCTCACCGTCAACTATAACCGGGTTCAGAAACCCAAACTCTTTGATGGATGCCGCCAGCTTCGCAACCTGAGCATCGCTATGCGTCCGGCTGTTGCGAGCATATGGAATCAGATCTGAAACCTTTGCCTTTTTATATTCGGGAAATTCCGACATTATTTTCTCCTTTCGGCCTTTAATAGCACGAAAAAAGCCGGAGCCAATAAGGCCCCGGCAAATCAACAAAGGAGGAAGGTTGACACCTTAACCAGCCATCAATTCTGACGCAACCTCTCGAACCTCATCCTGGACGGCGGACAGCAGCGACGGTCGATGCTGCTTTATCGACGCCAGGTCTTTGCCCTCGGCCCACCGCTCGCCGTTCCACGCCAGCCAATAGTTCGCCTTGATGGCGACGGTTCCAACGGCTGAGACCTTAACGCCCCGCCAGATCTTATCCGTCTTCTGTATCTGCACCAGCCATGCGGATCCGTGGACCGGCTCGGTCGTGGATTGATGGTATCCATCGCCCGGAAGCGGGTTGCCGCGATACTTCTTCTGTCGTAAATTTCTCATGTGGCTGAGTCCTTTCACTCGGCTATCAGGAGGCGAGAATCCCATGGCCGGGGTTTTCGCCTCATTTCTTTATGGTGACATCATACGAGCGTCACCCTCGCGCCTGCACTTGAAATACCCTAACCGTGTATCCGCCAAGTCGCTAGACGCTAGGCGGTATACCCGGCTTTTAGGGTATTGTCAAGCACCCCTGCCCGAACTACCCTAACAGCAATTAGGGTACCCGGAGGGTAATGAGGGTAGCACGCATAAGTAGCATCAGCCCGCCTTTGCAAGCGTAAGTGCAGACGCCCAGGTTTCATCAATAATCGCCCAGCCTTCCTCGGTTTTCTGGATGGCGTCGGCGTTTATCAGCGCACCTATCAGTCGGTCGGTATATGCCGGGTTTAAGTGATTGACGATTGTCCGCGCTGCCAACCCGTCGTCGGCCAGTTTGGCCTCCAGGCTTGCTCTTGAGACAAAAGGCCGCACCCCAAGCATTTCTGCTTCTGATGCCCACCACGCCCGCTCGAACGTCTTTCTGTGGCGATCCAAGGCGCTGCTTTGCTTGCTGCCTCCGCCCGATTCGGCTGGTGCATCGGTCTGCTCGAATACGGCGGACGTGACCTTATCTCCGTCTTCATCGAACCAGCCAGCAATCTCGACGGATGTCAGGACGCCGTGCAGCGGCTCGGCCAGTTCAGCATCCTTGGACTTGCGCTGGACCACTTCCATCGGAGCATCGTCAGACGGCGGCACTACGGATATTTCGATGTCCAGCGCACCTTTCCATGCTGATGATCCTCTCGCCCTGTGCTGGGCCTCCGCAGCGACGCCAGTGTGGTGAACTAGGACTACGCTGCAACCGAACTCCTCAATGATGGATCCGCACGCATCAAGCATGGTCTTGGCGTCCTGCGCGCTGTTCTCATCGCCCTGGAGAAAACGATGCAGGGTATCAACCACGATGACCGATGGAACGACGCCCAGGGCGCGAACGGCCTCTACTGTCTTCTGGTATCCGGCTGGGCTGTTCAGGTCCAAGCCGTGCCGGGAAAGCCACATATTCAGGCTGCCGACGCCTCGGTGCTGCTTCCATGCGGCGACCCGGCCTCGCAGTCCGTGATGTCCTTCACCGGCCAGATATACGACCGGACCTGGGCGGACTTTGTGGCCGTTCCATTCTGGTATGGCCTCGTTCGATGCGATAGACAGCACCATATCGAGCGCTAGGAAGGTCTTCCCTGATCCAGATGGCCCATGCACCATGATGAGCGCCTCGGACTGTATCCAGCGCTTTACGAGCCATTTGATCGGTGCAGGCTGGGCGGCGAAGTCGTCGGCTGGGATCAACCAGTCATCTTGGGGTGGGAACAGGATGGCCATTAGATCATGGCCTGCCAGAGCATAGTCGTTAGCATCGCCAAGTTCAGGAGGCATGACGATCCTGGCGCCATGTTTAGCCGATGCCTCGTCGGCTTTATTCCGCCCGACGCCGGAGGCATCGTTATCAGCCACGACCACGATGTCCTGGGTCGCCCCGTGTCGCTCGCGAAGCTGGCGAACGACTTCTGGGAGATTGTTGGCGCTGTATGCCACCACCACCGGCCTATTCGACACCTCGTGGATGGTCGCCGCTGTCGCAAAGCCTTCTGCGACGAATATCGTTGAGCCGTCCAGGTCGCCTAATGTCCAGGAACATCCCCGCGTCGCAGCGCCTGGATGATAGCGCTTGTCCTCGCCGATATATTGGAGGGATGACAGCTCACCATCGGGTCCGAATAGCGGCACGATCAACCGGCCATCTCCGGTCGTTCGAACACCGTGCGGCCTGATACCTTTGCGAGCGAGGTACGGATGATCCGGCGATGCGCCTGTGGCATCCCGCCAGATGGCCTGGACGGTATCTGCCGCGACTTCCGCCTTGCGTGTCCTCTCCTCGTCACGTCGCGCCCTGGCCTCGCTCTGTCGGCGTACAATCGACATATGCTCCGCAGCGGTCATGTCCCGGCCTATATCCGCCCGGAAATTGCAGTCGATCTGATCGCGCCAGCAACCGAAACGACCGGCCACTGGTTCATCTGGAAAGGCGACGTACCAGCCTGAGTCGTCCCGCTTGCGGCCTTTGGTCGAGAACCGATGCAACTGCCCGTCGATCCTGATCTGGGCGGGAGGCTCGATCCCTGCGGACCTCATGGCATCTGCAAGCTGGAGTTCAGGCGGATCAATGTGAGGCGTTGATGGCGCAGTGAATGCGCCGCCGAATATGTTCGTGATGTCAACCATCGGTCTTGATCCTTTCGCGAGCCAGTCTCGCATAGCCTTCGATGTCGAGCCAATGGTCAGGCTCATTCGGATTGCCTGCCAGGATCCGGGCCAGCTTACTGGCGATCATATCCAGGCTCTCGGCGTGCGAATCGCTCAAGACCCCGCGTCGCTCACGAAATATCTGTCGCAGACTCTGTGCGAAGTACGCGACCTCGCTGAAATCGCCATGAGTGTTCGCCCGTTGCTCAAGCACATCTTTGATATCAGTCATCAGCCCTAATCTCCCCGCGCGTCAGAACCTGGATCTGATATTGCCGCAGCATCGGCGGTCGTTCGCCCCACTTGTAGACGCTGTGCGGCCATATCCGCAGCGCATCTGCCAGCGCCTTGACCGATCCGAAATGGTCGATTGCTTCCTTGGTCGTCATATTTTTTCCCTCCTGTTGATATTTTTTGGACACTAGGTGTTGACGCCAGCGCGGTCAACCCATATATTCCTAATACAGCGAACGGAATCACCCGACCGCTGGAACTGGAGATGCATAATGGCGCAGATCAAAAACCGCTTTACCGACGAAGTTATTGCAGAAGGCGATACCGTTCACGAGGCCGCTGAAAACAACCGGGCCAACCTCGACCGGGCTAACCTCGACTGGGCCAGACTCAACGGGGCAAACCTCGACTCGGCTAACCTCGACTGGGCTAGCCTCGCCGGGGCAAACCTTGATAGGGCAAACCTCGACTCGGCTAACCTCGACTGGGCCAACCTTGATAGGGCAAATCTCGACGGGGCAAACCTCAACCGGGCCAGCCTCAACGGGGCCAAGGGCGTTGTAATGTCAGGCACCAGCCCGCGCGGCTATTCGCATTGGGCGTGGATCAAGTCCGGCGCAATCGTTTATCGCGCTGGATGCAGGGAATTTCATAGCGCTGACGATTACCGAGCGTTTTACTCCGCTGCGGGTTACGCCGAATCACATGGGGCGCTTTCTGCGGCTGTGTCTCTCGCGCTCTGTGAAATGAACATCGACCTGGCGGGCAAACTTCTCGATAAGAAGTCCTGGACATGAAGCGCAAAAAACCCGAAGCCCCTATTGCCATTCAACGTTCGCTGGCGATCCTTCACAGAGCGGCGCGCTTCCATATGGACCGGGCAGACAGCCTAGAGGCTGAGGCCAAGCATGAGCGTGAAAGGGCGTCAAAGAGACAGCGCGCCAGCCGTGAAATGTATCAGCACTTACAAGCAACACTGCGCGGAGAAGCCCAATGAGCAACGAAATCTTTACACACAAGTTCTTCGGTTGGCTTGAAGCCGAGGCCCGTAGGCATGTCAACCCGGATGGTTCCGAAGGCGCTATTGTCGCGGTGACGGCACGGATTGCGAAGGGCTTAATACTAAGCGCATTGATAGAGATTGGCCCTTACGCGAAGATCGGCTCCGACGCGTATATCGGCCCGCGCGCGAAGATCGGCTCCCGCGCGTATATCGGCCCCCACGCGAATATCGGCCCCCGCGCGTATATCGGCCCCCACGCGAATATCGGCCCCCGCGCGTATATCGGCCTCGGCGCGTATATCGGCGACGGCGCGTATATCGGCGACGGCGCAAGGATCGGCCCCGGCGCAAATATCGGCCCCCGCGCGTATATTGGCCGCGACGCGAACATCGGCCCCGGCGCGAATATCGAAAAGGGCGACTGGTTTATGTCCATCGGGCCCATTGGTCCCGAGGGCAGGCACACCACCATTGTTCATAAGTGTGGCGTCGGATTACGTTTCTGGACCGGCTGTTTCCAAGACAAGACCGTCGCCGAGTTCCGCGCTGCCATAGCCGAAACCCACGGCGATAACGAACATGCCGCCGCTTATTTGTGGATGCTTGATGCTGTCGAGCGTCACCCGGATGTGTTGGCAAGGGAGGCCGTCAATGCGTGACCTCACCATGGCGGAGATTATCGCCGCCCTACAACCGGAGAAAGCCGATGAATGAGCATGGCAAGACGTGGTGGGAAGGTTATAACGCAGGCCACTCAGATGCGTTGGAGGAGGCGCGGACACTCTGCAAGGCAATCGTCCGAGCTTACGATGACGAAGCACACGAAAAATTTAAGCGTCCCGGCGAGTTTATCGCCGGGGCGAAATCGTCAGCAGCCGAAGAATGCGAAGGTGCAATCCGCGCCCTAATCGACGCGCCCAAGATGCCGTGAATTGTTTGCGTTTTCCGCAAAGAAGTCCGTTGTCGCTCACGAAAGGAGGACGCAGCATGAATAGCTGGATCATTGTCAACGCCGAAACCGGCGAAGCCGTGATGGAGACCTGGGACAGCACGTTAATCCCTAAGCTGCGGATGCAGTATCAAGCCGTCCCAGCGCGCAAATATCTGGAAGACCTTAACGCTAAAATCAAACGGGAGAACCAAGAATGATCAACCTACAACGAACCGGCGACGCGACGAGCGACGCCATCAAGGTGCTGCTTTACGGCGGCCCAGGTGTTGGCAAGACCAGCCAAGCCGCGACGCTGCCGGATCCTGTCATCCTGTCAGCGGAGGCCGGTCTGCTGTCCATCGCCGATGCGAACCTGCCGTTCGTCGTCATTAAGAGTATGGACGATCTGCGCGAAGCCTATTCTTGGCTGATCAATTCAGACGAGGCCAAGGCGTTTAAGACCGTCATGCTGGACAGCATATCCGAGATTGCAGAAGTCTGCCTCGCCACCGAAAAGGCGAAGGCGAAGGATCCGCGCCAAGCGTATGGCGAAATGCAGACGACTATGACCGAAGTCGTCCGCCTGTTCCGCGACATCCCAGACAAGCACGTTGTCTTCACTGCCAAGATGGAGAAGGCGACCGACGAAATGGGCCGGATGCTCTACAGCCCGTCCATGCCCGGCAATAAGACGGCTCAGGCTTTGCCGTATTTCTTCGACGAGGTTCTGGCGCTGCGGGTTGAGAAGGACGCCGACGGCCATCCTCAGCGCGGCATCATGGCCCAGCCGGACGGATTGTGGACCGCCAAGGACCGCAGCGGGAAATTAGACGCTTGGGAGCCTGCGCACCTGGGCGACATCATCAAGAAAATTGGAGGATAATATGAACCTGGACCTGGACACCGCCGCTGCTGAATGGATGGAGGCCAAGGCGGCAGAGCGCGCAGCAGTAAGCCGCCGCAGACTGCTAGAAGACCACATCGCAAGCCTTCTAGGCGTCGCTGAGACGCTTGAAGGCACCGAGCGGACTGAGACTGACGGCGGACACAAGATCAAGCTGACGGGTCGCATGAGCCGCAAGGTGGACACGCATCTGGCTGCTGAAGTCGCCGCAGAATATGGCCTGGAGGAGCATCTCGACAAGCTGTTCCGCTGGAAGCCGGAAATTA